CGAAACGGAAATCCTAAACACTCGTGGAGACTTGTTTTGGGAGCTTGTAAAAGATCTTGAAAGAAAGCTAAAGAATAAGTAAAAAACCCCACTTGCAATTAAACAGGTGGGGCTTTAGAATAGATTGTGTTGGTGAAGAGGTTACAGCCTCATTCGAGCCAGCGAGAGCAAGAAAAGAACTAGCGCCAACACAGGTGTTAGTTTATCAAAAGTGTTATTACAACGCAATATTCTTTCCTCGCAGCATCGAATCCAGCAATAATATGCGGGTTTCTTTAGTGTTGCCGCCATAAAAAACAACGCTCATGCCTACTACTGGCTTTAAACGTAGGATAGCAATCACCGCCAGGACTGATGGGACTGATCAACGCAGCGCAATGCCGAGATACAAACATAGTTAGCGGATACACAATAGGGAGCAGACCAGCTCAACACGGATCGTTGAATGGTTTATGCAAATGTGGTGATTGGATTAAGCAAATAGCATACTGTTGGTTATGGTTACTTGTATAGGTATCCCAAACCATCTTAGTGACAAGTATTGCCTGAAGAAAGTGGAGCGAAGATGAAAATTATACTAAATGAGTGTGAGCAGAAGATTGCCAAGCACCTAGCAGTAAGCCGTAACAAGAACGCAAGAAGCAAGGGTAAGCCCAACACTAAGATGGGGAACCAATCAGACGCAGAGACCGATTTAGAAGGCATAGCAGGTGAGTTAGTTGTGTGTAAGGCTTTGAACCTGTACCCAGACACAGAAATAGATTTGGTTGATCTGCCTAAGTTTGATTTACTAACTGCAAAGGGTAATAAGGTTGACGTAAAGACAACTAAATACCAAACTGGCAGGATGCTTGCCACTCTCAAGAAGAAGGTCGAAGACTGTGATATTTATGTCCTGGTTGTAGGATCTTTCCCATCTTATAGGATCGCAGGCTGGTGCAAAGCTGAAGAGCTATTAAAAAAAGAAAACATCATTAATCTTGGACACGGCGAAGGATACGCTTTAAGCCAGGATCAGTTGAGGCCATTAAAATGAACCTACGACCACACCAAGAATTAGCCATTAGCATGATTCGTGATTCAATTCGCAAGGGCAACAGGAAGCCTATTTTAGCTGCACCTTGTAGCTTTGGTAAGACCATTACGGCAGCATCAATATTAAAAAGTGTGCAGGACAAGGGCAAACGCGGCATATTTATTTGTGATCGGGTTAAGTTAGTAAGTCAGACTTTAGACGCATTTACTGAGCATGGCATTGATTTTGGTGTTATCCAGGGACAGCATGAGCTACAGCGGAAAGCTCCGATCCAGATTGCCAGTATACAAACCCTTGCCCGCCGAAGAGTAAAACCTGTATTTGATTTGGCTATAGTAGATGAGTGCCACATTCACTACAAAGCGCTGACAGAGCTGATGGCTATGTATAACAACGTCATATTTATAGGCTTGTCGGCAACACCATTGTCGAAAGGCTTGGGTGTTCATTATGATGATCTACTTGTGCCTATCACCCCAAGGGAGCTGTTATCCCAAGGTTATCTATGCCCAATTGATTATTATGGCGGGCGCAATGTAAGTCTAAAAGGCATTAAAACTAAGCAGCTACCAACTGGGGGTAGTGATTACGACCCCAAAAGCCTATCAGAAGCCACAGAGCAGGATGAAGGTTTAGTTGGTGACATTGTAGAAAATTGGAAAACATACGGTAATAACGGTTTAACCATAGCTTTTACGCCAAGCATCAAGCACTCAAAATCTTTGGTTGATACGTTCAATGCTGCGGGTATCTCATCGCAGCATATTGATGGTTATATGGATCAAGAATTACGAGATGTCATATTTGCAGCTCATGCCCGTAGAGAATTTCTAGTGCTTTCATGTAGCCGCTTGTTAAATACGGGGTTTGACTCGCCAGGGGTCTCAGTTTTAATCGATGCTTTTCCAACTAAGTCAAAAATTGTTTTTTGTCAAAGGGCGGGAAGAATTGCCAGGACTAGCCCAGGTAAAAAAGTTGCAATTTATCTTGATCATGCAGGCAATGTGGCTAGGCATGGATTTTCAGAAGATATTATTCCTGAATCTTTGGATGACGGAGAAAAGCGGTATGACGAGAATAAGCTAGTTAAGAAAAAAGAGAAAACCAGTACGGCGAAAGACTGCCCAGTATGTACCCAGTTGATGGTGGGTTTATCATGCAAGTGCGGCTTTGAAATCCCGATAACGGAGCAGCTAGAAACAACATCAGAAATATTAAAGAAACTTACCCCCGAACAAAGAAACAAGACTGTATCAAAAGAAGACAAAACTGTTTTCTATTCGGAGTTATTGCTATATGCTAGGGGTAAGGGTTACAAGAACGGAGGCGGTTGGGCTTCGCATACTTACAAAAATAGGTTTGGTGTGTGGCCTAATGCTATTAAACCCCAGATGATACCGATGGGTATTATAAGTGAACCAACATTAAAATATATCAAAAGTACCCAGATAAGGTACAGTAAGCGGAGTGACGCAGCATGAGCATTGAATACGTTTCTGAAGGGTTAGGTCTCAAGAAAATGGGTGGAGAATACAAGGGGCCGTGTCCATGCTGCGGCGGTGTTGACCGTTTTCACATCAAATTGGGTAAATCTGGGAATATGATGGTCTATTGCCGATACCTATGCTCGTACAGTTCGATCATGCGTAACCTAGAAGACCGAGGCTTAATTGACAAGAAAGATTTTGAGCGTAAAGGCCCAACAGCTTCACAAAAAGCTTTGATTGCACAGGATAGGTTGGTAATGGCTTTGTATGAGGCTGATAGGAAGGTAATACCAGAACCATCACTTGGTGATTTCAGAAGATACCGATTAGCCCAGGAGCGGTACAACGCAATGGCCCCATTAAATAATCATTAATAGTTAACAAAAGTGTTATACATGTAAACAGAAGTGTTGTATAATAGTTGCAAGTTAAGAAAACAACGCAACGGAGCAACATATGAACATTTTAGACTTAATGACAATCGCAGAAGAACTTACTAACGATTTAGCTTTTAAATGGAGCATTAATAACAACTCAGTTGAGAATATGCAAATGGTTCTTCGCGCTAACGGCTATGACCATTCATACGAAACTGCCGACCTTCTAGTGTCAGGTGGCTTAGTTAAGCAGTAACAATAACGGGGCTTCGGCCCCAATGGAGCATCACATGACTACCTGGTACATCATTTCACAAACACGTTACAGCGAAAACACTCCAGAGTACGGGCATGGAGAATGGCCTACAATTACAGACAAGGTTACTTTACGAGTTAAAGCAGACACTAAGCGTAAAGCTCAGAACCTTGCTAAGAAGATTAGCCCTAATAAGTATATTTTTAGCGGGATACTTGCTAACCAAGTATTTACCACTTCAGAAGTGCAAGACAGACCGTGGATTGATCTTAATGGTCTAACACTTTAATGCAATAACGGGGCTTTGGCCCCAAGGGAGCATCACATGAAAAGGCTTGAGTCAGACACATTTAATCCTTACACACTAATAAATGTAGATATTGGCGGCGTACAGTGGACTGATTATCCAATGTTTACTGAAGCCAATGTATTGTATGCAGAAGCAAGTGACGGCAGACCTTTGACTGATGATGAGTTAACACTGCTTGTTGAAAAGTATCCAGACTTTGCTAGGGAGATGGCTTGTGAACAAATACCCTTTTAGAGACCGTATAAACCCCAGTAAGCTGGTTGAAAAGATCGATAAGCGTGATAACACCACAAGGACGCTTAGTTGCTTAGGCGTGATAATTGGGGTAGTGTGCTGGTTATGGTTCATTGATGGAATATTGGGATGAGTAACGAGCATTACCGGTCAACTTACTATTCAAAAGAAGAAGCTGAAGAAGTTGTGAAGAAGAATGAAGACATGATGAACGCTAGAGGCAGACAGATAACTGCCGCTAGGCGTGGAGCGGATGCAATCAAAGAAGCCAACCAGATGGGTATGACTATTGCGGAATATCTAGAACTGATTGAATAACGTGGTATAATCAACCATTAAGTTAACGTCCACCCCGAAGCGGAGACAGACATGGCACGACCAACGAAATACACACCTGAGTTATTAGACAAAGCTGATGATTATCTAAACAACTGGATAGGCAGACGGCTATTCCCTAGTCACCAGGATATGTGCTTACAATTGAAGATAAGCGAGTCAACTTTATACGATTGGGCTGGTAAACACGAAGAGTTTTCGGAGATATTGGCTAGGGTTAAGCTAACCCAGTTCGTAGTGACTATGGATGGCGGCATGAGCGGTGAGATGAACGCTAACCTGGTTAAGCTATTAATGGGTAAGCATGGACTGTCTGATAAGTCGGTAGTAGACCAGACAAGTAGTGATGGCTCAATGTCTGCACCTACAGTAATACAACTAGTGGCTAAAGAATGTGGTGAGCTGTAGTGTCTACAGTAGACGTAGAGCTACCACCTAAGCTAGTACCAATATTCCAGGGTGAAGCACGTTACAGGGCAGCTTATGGCGGTCGTGGCGGTGCTAAGTCTCGTGCCTTTGCTATGATGACTGCTGTGTGGGGTTACAAGTTTGGTAAGAGTGGGCGTACAGGTCAGATCTTGTGCCTACGCCAATACATGAATAGTCTTAGCGAAAGCTCATTTGCAGAGATTAAAAGCGCAATACAAGCAGTGCCATTCCTTAACGATTACTACGAGTGTGGCGACCATTACATCCGCAGCAAGGATGGTAGGATCAACTACAGCTTTGCAGGCTTAACACGCAACATAGACAGCATTAAGTCAAAGGCCCGTATCATACTGGCATTCATTGATGAGGCAGAGACAGTAAGCGAAGAGGCTTACATGAAGCTTTTACCATCTATCCGTGAAGAAAACTCCGAGTGCTGGGTAATATGGAACCCACAGTCAAAAGATTCAGCCACGCACAAACGGTTCCGTGAAAGCACACCTGAAAACTGCAAGATCACAGACATTAACTGGCAAGACAATCCTTGGATGCCTGAAGTGTTAACTAGCCAACGCCTGGAAGATCTACAGCTTAGGCCAGACACCTATGGTCATGTATGGGATGGTGATTTCCTGGAGTTCCCAGAAGGTGCTTTTTGGCTGCGTGAAATCAATACTGCTAAAGCTGATGGCAGGATAGGCAAGCTGCCAGTAGTAGAGGCTCATCCATGTATGACGTTCTGGGACATTGGCGCTAGTGATGGCTGTGCAATATGGGTAGTGCAAAAGGTAGGGTTAGAGTTCCGTCTAATAGACTTCTATGAAGCATGGGGCGAATCATACAGCCATGCGGTGAAGTGGATTAAATCGCTTGATATGGTGTTTGAGGATATGTACCTGCCACATGATGCCGATCATAAGCGCCAAGGCCAGGTTACTAACAAGTCACCAAAGCAGATGCTTAAAGAATTAATGCCATCATCTAACTGGCGCATCGTCCCACGCATTCAGGATCTACTGTGGGGAATACAGCAAACGTCAGACATGTTCCCTTACTTGTACATCGATGAGGTTAAATGCGCTAAAGGTTTAGATCATCTCAAATCCTATCGCCGCAAGTGGTCAAATAGTGAGCAACGCTGGTCGCATATACCAGACAAGTCTGAAGGCCATTCAGAGGCTGCTGACGCGCTTAGACAGATGGCCCAAGCATTCGCTGCTGGTGATCTAGGACGTGCCAAGAAGAAGCACCGTGGAGCCTTAAAACGTGGACTTAAAGGTATGGCTTAGTTGTGATATAATCGGGCTATATTTATTGTGAGGTATTTGCCATGAAAGCTACTAAACCAAAAAAGAAGCCTGTAAAGAAGCCTAAGAAGAAAGGCGGGTACTTTCTGTAATGAGCTTACTTGATGATTACATGGCGCAGGTACAGGATTACAAGAAGGCTGGCTCCATTGGTGCTGGCTTACTTCCAGATAGACCTGATATTAATCTAGGGCCAAAAGGTCTGCTAAGTCAAATGCAGTCAGCAGAGGCCATGTATATGGGTCGTGTTGCTGATCCGCTATCGTATTACCAGCAAAACCCTGAAGCACAAGGCTTACTTGATGTATCACCAGAGCTAGACCTAATTGATATGGCTACGGGTGGAGGCAAGATGGCTATGATTTCTGCAGCTCGTAAAGCAGGCAAGAATGCTGGCTCACAATACAGTAATCTAGACTTTGATAAGCGCTTTAGCCCACGTAAAAATGAAAAAGATTTGTTTAGGCCGAATGTGACCGATACGAACCAACTGGTTCCAGTAAAGCGTTTAGCCTTTCAAGATCTTGAAGGTAGGCCATATGTTTCGACCATGTCAGATCGCACTGCTGCTGGTGGAATACTTGAAGGCATTGGTGACAAAGATCTAAAGTATGGCGTACCACTTACTGGGGGCCAGGACTACATGAGGTCTCACCGTGATATGTGGGCTTCAGGTAATTCTGTGACCCCAAACATGGTTAGAGGCGCTCAAGAAATGCAGGCGAAAACTGGTGAAAACCCTATTTTCATGCCTTGGCGTATGGCACCAACTGGTGGTGATTTTGCCCATAAGACAGGCCATACTATGCTTTCATACGCAGCAGAGAATATGCCAGCGAAGGTTAAGAAGTCGCTTAACTCAGATATAAAGAAATTGATTCCTGATTGGGTAGGTCTTGATGATCCAAAAAGCCTAAATCAGTATGGCGCATTGCCAGATAAAAAGCGCAAATTTCTTATGAATATGATGGATAAGAATTACAGGGATAAAGGCGGTATATCTGTGACTCAAGCTAGATTAGCTGTGTCTGATCAATCCCAATTAAACGCACCAGTTAGTGGCTTCCAGAATGTTGGCCTATTCGATATGGATAGAGGTAACGTACCAGGAGGCGGTAATGCAACTTATCCATCTAGTGTTGGTGGAGATTACCTTGGAACTCTTGATACAGACATCACTGCAATGGATTTAAACCCAGAACGATTGGTAAGGGCTGCAAACAAGAAGGGTGAATTTAAAACTGGCCCACAAGGCATAGATCTTTTAAGCACTAGGGACGCACCTCGAAGGGCTATGGAAGTCGGTACCTGGGGTGGAGTTATTACTGAAGAGCTTATTAGGGACTTGGCATCCAAAGGCTTTAAGATTGATTCTAACGGCGTTATAACAGCTATCGCTGCAACAGGTGCAGGTTTATTTGGTGCCGGCATGGCCCAGGAAGAGTCAGCGGGGGTGTTTTAATGAAGCAATTTGAAAACGAAGTAGACCCGTTTAAAGACTATGGGTTGCTTGATTCTTTGTCGGACATAAACCCTTTGACTGTGGCTTCCAATCCTCACGATTATGGAATGCATATGCTGTTTCCAGATAAGATTAGACGTAAGCTAGAAGCTAATTACAGGGAGCTTGGAAATAAGCGAACAGATCGTGGGTTGCTAGACATGGCGATTAACTTTGCTGGTGGATATGATTGGGCAGCTAGGGATGGGGTAAGTAACCAGGCAGCTCAAGAGATGGCTAGGCATTCCCAGAGCAGGGATTATGATGATAGACCTTATGATACCGTCAACGATTACTACGAAAACCTAGCTGGTATTAACCTGGCGGGCCAGTCTACAGAAAGATTGTCTGATAGTGATTTAATGGAACTTGCGGTACAATACGCTAAAGATAGATATAGCAGACAATCACAGGCAGGGAATTAATGGCTATTTCAACATACGCAGAGCTAAAGGCTTCAATCGCTAACTTCTTAAACCGCGATGACCTAACGGCTACTATTCCAGATTTCATTGCTTTGGCAGAGTCTTCTATCAGTAATGAGGTGCGTCACTGGCGCATGGAAAATAGGGTTGAGACTACAATTGATAGTCAATTTACTGCTATTCCTACCGATTGGCTGGGTACTATCCGCTTCCATTTAGCTACTAATGGCACTACCGACTTGCGGTATTTATCACGCGCTGAAATACAAGAGATGCGAGCCAATAGAGATGATTCTACAGGCGTACCAAGGTTCTATGGTCATTCAGCGGGTCAGTTTGAGCTTATGCCTACGCCAGATGGCTCGTATAGTGGTATACTGAACTATTACTCCAAGATACCAAGTTTATCCGATAGTGGGACGACCAACTGGTTGTTAACTCATTATCCAGATGTTTACCTGTATGGTGCTTTGTTACACTCTGCTCCATACTTAAAAGAAGACCAACGCGCCCAAACATGGGCTGCTTTGTACACCACGGCTGTAGAGCGTATTAATGACGCAAGCAGTAAATCAACCGCGTCTGGCTCTGGCCTTCGCTTAAATATTAAGGCTTATTAATATGTCATTTACAACTTTGCTAGAAAACGAATTATTAGATCATGTGTTCCGTAATGCGGCTTACACTCCGCCATCTACTGTTTATGTAGGTCTTTACACCTCTGCAACCACAGGGTCTGGTGGCGGTACTGAAGTAACAGGTGGTGGATATACCCGTCAAGCTATGGCTTTTGACGCAGCTACATCTAGTGCAATTGATAATACATCTGCAGTAGAATTTGCTACAGCTACAGCTAACTGGGGTACTGTAACTCATACAGCTATTCTTGATGCTGCTTCTGGCGGTAATATGCTTGCTGAAACATCACTTACAGCTAGTAAAGTTATTAGCACTGGTGACGTATTCCGCTTCCAGGCTGGTGAATTTGACATTGCACTAAGCTAGAATGAATGGCTATGGCGCAGGATTATATGGGCCTAACATATATGGGCAAGCTGCCTATGTAGACGCTGTCGCGGCAATTAATGCTGCTTCAGCGGTAACGGCTAATGCTGTTAAATTAAAGTTCGGTGCTGCTAGTAGTACAACTGCTTCTGCAGTTACT